TCCAAAAGGTCATCATGTGATGCCAGATGGTATGTTAATGAAAGGTGAGAAGCATGGTAAGAAAGAAGAGGTAGAAATATATTGGTCAAGCAAAGCATTAGATCAGTTAGAAGCACTGCAGGAAAAAATGAAGAACTGTGGTTGTGGTCAGAAACCATGTATCACATATGGTAAACCAAAAGGTAAACAGACAGGTGATTCTGCTGCTGCTAGTAATGCTCCAAATTTTCCAGTAGACCAAGTAAGTGAGGGTGCTGCATGGACAAGAAAGGCTGGTAAGAACTCGTCGGGTGGTTTGAATGAGAAGGGAAGAAAGTCTTACGAGAGAGACAATCCTGGTTCTGACTTGAAAGCACCATCAAAGAAGAAAGGTAACAAGCGAAGAGCAAGTTTCTGTGCTAGAATGAAAGGTATGAAGAAGAAGTTGACAAGTGCTAAGACTGCCAGAGACCCTGATAGTCGTATCAACAAGTCACTTCGTGCTTGGAACTGCTAGTCAAAAGGAGACTAAATAATGAACAGAGTTAAAGAATTGCAAGCAGAACTTAGAGTTCTGGAAGCATTTAATGATTCTAAAAGAGCAAGTGTTTTACGTCAAATCATAGAACACGAAATTACAAAAATTGAGGCAGAGTCCGATGTCAACAGTTTGCGAAGACCTTCTTGATCCAGATTGGATGGATTATGAAAAGATTATAGGTTACGACCCTATAACGCATAAGTATCAAGTGCAGTTAAACCATCATATGCATTGGTTTGATGATAAGAAATCTGCTAGGAAATATCTAAAAGATAATAAATGATTTGTGAACTTTATGATGATAAGTTTGATGCAAAATACTTGCACGAACTTTATGATTTAGTACAGAATAAGTTAAGATATAGAGCTTCTAATGTAGCGAACTCACATACGTGGCCATACCACCAACAAGGTAGTCACAGACTTTTTGGTTCGACAATTTTCAGTAGGAGTCATCCTAATTTTATAGACTATGTTGACAATGTACATGCTAAAAATTTTTATAGCATGTTTGAGTTTCTATGTGAATTGATAAATGTCAATACTAGAAATGTCTATTTAAAAAGAATAGATGTTAATCTACAACACTCTGGATGCGATGGGTCATTACATATAGATTCTGAAGGTCCTACAGATAAGTCTGGTCATACTATAATGGTGATGCCTAATCCAGTATGGAAAGATGAGTGGGGTGGTAAGTTCCAAATCTTTAATGAAGATAATACTGAAATGTTAGAAGAGTATGATTATGTGCCAGGTAGAATAATTATCTTTCCATCCCATTTACCACATAGAGGATTAGGTCCTAAGGAACCCCACCTCTATAGATACAGTATAGTATTCGGAGTAGTATTCTAATGTCAACCGATGCATATCTAGGCAACCCCAATCTTAAAAAAGTTGGGACTGCAATTAATTTTACTCAGCATCAAGTACAAGAATACCTCAAGTGTAAAGAGGATCCTGTATATTTTGCTAGGAATTATATTAAGATTATATCTCTTGATGAAGGTATAGTCCCATTTAAGATGTGGGATTTTCAAGAAGAACTCATAGAATCATTTCACGAACATAGATTTAATATAGCAAAATTACCTAGACAGACTGGTAAGTCTACTACCTGTGTGTCGTACCTTTTACACTACATATTATTTAATGATAACGTTAACGTTGGTATTCTTGCTAACAAGTTATCTACTGCTAGAGATTTACTTGGTAGATTACAACTAGCATACGAACAATTACCTCTTTGGATACAACAAGGTATTGTCGTGTATAACAAAGGAAGTATGGAGTTAGAGAATGGATCAAAGATTCTCGCTGCATCTACTTCAGCATCTGCTGTCCGAGGTATGTCGTTCAACATCATCTTCCTCGATGAGTTTGCGTTTATACCTAACCATATTGCAGAGCAATTCTTTAGTTCCGTTTATCCTACTATTACTTCTGGTACATCCACAAAAGTCATCATTATTTCCACGCCAAATGGAATGAACCATTTCTACAAGTTATGGGTAGATGCACAGAAAAATAGAAATGGATATGCTTGGTCTGAAGTACACTGGTCAAAAGTACCAGGTAGAGATGCGAAGTGGAAAGAGACAACTATTGCTAATACATCTGAACGACAGTTCACACAGGAGTTCGAGTGTGAATTCTTAGGATCTGTTGATACTCTAATTACTGCATCCAAACTTAGAACACTAACCTACGACGATATTTTAACAACAAATGGATCTCTCGACATATATGAAAATCCTATACTCAACCATGATTATATTATATGTGTGGACGTATCTCGTGGTCTCGCACAGGATTACTCTGCCTTTGTGGTAATTGATATTACTCATGCACCATGGAGACTGGTAGCAAAATATAGAGATAAGAATGTTAGACCGATGCTATTCCCTAATGTCATCTATAATGTTGCAACCAATTATAATAAAGGACATGTACTAATAGAAGTAAATGATATAGGAGAAGCAGTTGCTTCAAGTTTATTCTACGATATAGAATATGAAAATGTATTGATGTGTGCTATGCGTGGTAGAGCAGGGCAAGTTGTCGGACAGGGATTCTCAGGTAATAAAACACAGATGGGTGTGAAGATGAGCAAGACTGTCAAAGCACAAGGTTGTTCTAACCTCAAGACATTAATAGAAGATGATAAGTTACTTGTTAAGGATTATAACATTGTAGCAGAGCTTACTACATTCATACAGAACAAGCAATCATTTGAGGCAGATGAGGGGTATAACGACGACCTTGTAATGTGTTTGGTTATCTTTGCATGGTTGGTGCAGCAAGAATATTTTAAGGAATTAACTGACCAAGACATACGTAAGAGGATATATGATGAACAAAAAAATCAAATAGAACAAGATATGGCACCATTTGGTTTCATACTAGATGGATTGGAAGATGAGACTATAGTAGATGACAAAGGAACTGTTTGGAGTATTGATATGAACGAAGGTGACCAAGATAAATGGAAGTTAGATGAGTATGGTGACCGCAGTTATATGTGGGACTATAAGTAAAGAAAGACTTATTTCTAAATAATATTAGACAAAAATTAATTTATCTGACGGAGTAATCGCATGGCAAGCACGCTTCTATCTCCAGGAGTTGAGATCCAAGAAAGGGATTTAACACTTGGGTCGATTGAGACGGTTGAAGTAAACGTAGGTGCAATAGCAGGAGCATTTAGTAAAGGACCTGTTCTAACACCTGTACGTATATCTACAGAATCTCAACTAATCGAAATATTCGGTGAACCAGCAGAGGCAAATGCAACGAGTTGGTGGACTGCAGCAAGTTTTCTACAATATGGTGGAGTACTAGATGTTGTTCGAGTATCTACAAGTGGGCAGTTAACAGCATCTGATGATGCAGTAACTTCTCCGTATCTTCTTTCAATTGCAACGAGAGATGTATACGAAGCAACATACTACAGTGCAACATCTAACCCATTCAAATGGGCATCACGTAATCCTGGCGTAGAATCAAACGCAATAAGAGTAGGCGTAATAGACAAAGGTGCTGATGTAACGTTAACCCTTGACGGTGCACTATCAGTAACAACAGTAGGTACACAAGTACAAACTACAAGTGGTAACGCTGGCGGTGCCAAGTCAGGTTACATTTATGCATGGGATTCAGTAAGCAATAAGGTTTCTCTTATTACTTCTGACACATGGACAACTACCGATCAGATTGAAAATGGTGTTACTGACCTTAACGTAACTGCTAATGTTGAGTGGTACGACCAACAGGAAGTATTCACTGGACTTAAGTGGTCTTCTATTGCTCCAAGACCTGGCACATCACCATACATCGCAGACCGTGGTGGTGCTAACGATGAAATGCATATCGCAGTGTATGACGCAACTGGTGCTATCACTGGAAAACCAAATACACTTCTTGAGAAGCATACATATGTTTCCAAGTCAAACAATGGTAAAACATCTTCTGGTTCTGTAAACTACTATCCAACAGTTGTACTTGACAAGTCAAGTTACATCTATTGGGGTTCTCATGAAACGGATGTATATGATGTAAGTGCTAATCAGGCTGCCACTGGTGGTAACATTGCTGGAACAGGCAATGCTGGTAGTGCATCTACAGAAACATTTGACCTGTTTGCTGGTCCTAAGACTTACACTTTCCAAAAAGGTGCTGAGACATTATCTGCAACATCAGGTGAAATTATCACTGGACTTCAAGAGTTCGCTGACACTGAGACTTTAGATATTGATTATCTACTTATGGGTCCTGGCGATGCATCAAGTAAAACTAACACACAAGCAATTGCTACACAGGTTCTTTCAATCTGTGCTGCTAGAAAAGATTGCGTTGGTTTCTTATCTCCTTACAGAGGAGACGTTGTTGGAGTTACAAGTTCCACACTACAAACAAACAATGTAGTTAGTTTCTATTCTAATATGGCATCCACATCATTCGGTGTGTTTGACAATGGATGGAAATACATCTACGACAGATTTGCTGACAAGTATCGTTACGTTCCTCTTAACGGAGACGTTGCAGGATTATGTGCAAGCGTAAC